TCCATCAAGTACATGCAGGACAAGACGGACGACATCCGCCTGAGGGTGCCAAAGGGCACGAAAGACCGCTGGAAGGCCGCCGCCGAAAAGGCGGGCGTATCCATGACAAAGTATGTTCTTGATACGATAGAGGCCGCTATTGAGGCTCAAGACCATTGAACGAAACAAAGCATAATTAAAAAGGGGAGGCGTGATGCCTCCCCTTCTTTTTTGCACTATTTATCATTGTACTTTTCATATAGCACGGAACGGAGCGTGCATAAAAGTACAATCTATACTCAAAAAAATATAATGCTTTCCGGGATGATTTTTTTGTTTTCGTCTATTCCAAATTCCCTTATGATGCTTCGCCAGAATGCCTTTTTGTTTTCGGGGCTCAATTTCTCATATAGCCCCTTATAATCTGTTTCCAGCAAGCCTTTCAAAGCGTCCAAGTTCTTTTCGGGCAGTTTTTCTTCCATATCCAACGATTTTAGTTTTTTATCAAGCGCATAATATTCTTTGTCGTATTCTTCCTCCTCAATACGTCCCTTTCGAAACATCATGTTGAGCCGATCCATTTCGGCTTTTATTTTTTGTGCTTTTTCAGCATTATTGTTTTTCGGTTGTACATCCGCAACACTTTCAACGCGGATCACTTCATTACCGATATACTGCTCCAAATTGTCAAGCATCTGTTTTTCGATTTTTCGTTCGCTGATTGACCTATTAAAGGAGCATATTTTTCTTATCCTGTGGGCATTGCAACGGTAGGAATAAACGTCATATTTGCCGTTGCTTCGCGACCAGTTCCCCGTCAAGTTATTTCCGCAGCCCGGGCATTTGATCAAGCCCGAAAATAAAAATACACGATTGGGGGATGAGGCTATCCGGGAGTTTCGTTTCAAAATGTCTTGTATGCGGTCAAACCGTTCTTTGGTTATATACGGCTCAACATAATCCGGCACGCCCTTGTATTCGCCATACAGCAGGGTATCGCTTAATAAATTAGTCAACGTATTCATGACCATTCTTTTGCCGTATTTGATATTTATATATCCCAGCGTCGCGCCTTTGCTTTGATGCTTTTCGAAAAACTCCAACACATCCATAGTCATTGCTTCGTTTTCTTTGTCTTTTATCAGGTGTCTGTTTCTCTTTTCACCTGCGACCGTCCACGGGAATAAGAAGCTTTGCGTCCCGGTGACGACTTGCTTGTTTTTGATGCGCATTTTATTGTTAAACTTGATTCTTTTGCTTGTCTTTTTCGCCTCGTATTCCGCCATTGTCAAATAGATATTGATCTTGAATGCGGCATCATCATTTTCCGGGTCAAGGTCGGGTTCCTCAATGGAAATCCATGTTACACCGGCCTTGCGAAGCTGCTTTTGCGCGGCATAATACTCCTCTACGCTTCTAAAAAATCTGTCAATGCATTTTATGACAATGATGTCGTATTTTCCGGAAAGCGCGTCCTCGATCATCTGGGCAAGGGCTTTTCGCTTGCTGATTTCCAATGTCGCGCTGACACCTTCATCGACGTATTCCCCAACGGATACGAGCTGGTAGTCGTTGCAAAAATCGTCCATGAGCGAAAGCTGATCCGAAATTGTGTATCCGTTTTTCTTTTGCTCATCGCTTGAACATCTGGCATACTTGGCGATGCGTACCGCCTTGTTGTTTGCCTGATACCTTAATAGTTGTGTGTAACTCCCGTACATGGTTTCTCTCTCTCTCCTTTGTTGTGTTCCTCCATTTTTCACTTTCAATATTTCTTTCCATTGGCTTTAAATATTTGGTATTCCGCCGGCTTTATTGATAAAAAGGTCAATGACCTTCGATTTCCGGATGTTTTCAGCCCAGATGTTATCATTATCCGCGCGCAACTTTGCAATCTGATCCAGAAGGAAATCGATTTTCTTCTGCGCCTCCGAACGTACCAAATCAAGCTCCGCCTTGTACGCGACGTGGATATTGTCAAGGGCATCCCTGTATTCCTTGTTATCATTCAGCGCGCGCTCAAGCTCCCGCATGGCATCGTTCATTTTATCATCGGGCCGGTGTTCTTCTTCAAACGCGAGATAACACGGGTACTGGCTGGTTGATCCTATGATTACATTTTCAATCAGCCTTGCCGTCTCGCGCATGATGTCCTGTTCTACATTCATAGCCATAAGCCGTTCAATGGTTTTAACGGAAATCCCGGATTGCTCCGCGATTTCGGCGTTGGTAAGGCCGTTTACTTCCTTCATGTCGCGCATGTACTCGCACCAACGCTCAAGCGGAAGCCCCGATGTGCGCGGGCCGTCGCATCGAACCTTACGATGCGGGCAGGAAAGACAGCGATTATAGGGTTTATTCTCGGAATTTATCTTCTTTTTCATAAAATAACGCTCCATTTTGTGAATATAATAGGGTTTTGCCCCCCGCAACAATGGGGTGTATTTTGCCGTTATGTTCGGGCGATTTCCTGTTATGTTTGGCTTCAATTTCCATTCACAAAATGATAGGATAAAAGCGGGTCAGAGATGGCCTATCATTCCGGGGGCGCGGGCAATTGTGGGTGGTGCTGCCGTTGTCCGCGCTGTTTAGATTAAAGCCTGAATTTTCCGAATTAGTTAATAAGTATTGCAAGCGGAAACATTATGCATTAAAATCAGGTAGACGAACGCGCGTTCCGGGAATAAACGAAAGGCAGGTTCCGAACATGACCAAAGAACAGTACATCCAAAGAATCATCGACCTGATGAACCGCTGCAATGATCTCCCCTTACTCGACCTGATTTTAAGGTTGCTTCGTAAAAGTCTGTAGCATTTGCCGGACACCGTTGATTTGTTCCTCGTCCAAAGAGCAAAGCTCATTAACCAACATATAGAAATCATTATCCATTCTTAGGCGAACAATGATCCCGGCCAAGGCTTCGTTGTCCGCCTCTTTTTCTTCTGTCATTTTTTCCTCGATTAAGTCGCTTTTCAGTATGCCGAAATAATCTGCAAGCCGCTGAATTTTGTCTATGCGCGGGAACTTCTTCTCATTGATCCACTCATTAAACGTCGGCGGTGTGACACCAATTTTTTCGGCAATTTCTTTTTGATTTTTGCCGGAAAGCTCCATGTATCGCCTTAGGTTCCGGGCAAAAATCTTTTTAGACCATTTTTTATCCATATTTACCACCTCCTTTTTCTACTATATATTGTACACGCAATTCGCTAAAAAAGCAATAGAAAAATACAAAAAATTCGCTTTTAGCTATTGACTTTTGGCGATAACTATATTACAATAGCATCAGTGATTAGCTTTTAGCTAATTTCTGCGGAAGAATAGGCAAAACGGAAGGAGGAAAATTATATGCCTAAAATTTCTTTGAAAGCGGCAAGGGTAAACGCAGGATTTGCGCAAACGGAAGCCGCCGCAAAGCTCAATGTTGCCGTAAGCACGCTTAGAAACTGGGAGGCCGGGAAAACTTACCCGAAGCAACCGCACATCGAAGCTATGTGCCAACTGTACGGCATTTCGTTTGACGTTCTTTTTTTTGCATAACAAATTAGCTTAAAGCTAATTACAGGAGGCGAGGCGATGCAAAACAACAAAGCACCCAGCGGCGAAAAGATACTTAAAACGCTCATCGAGCTATACGCCGATCAAATGGGCGTGAAAGTGAAGTTTTCCATAAAGGATAAAGAGACCGACCCGAAATGATAGCTCCATCTGGCCCCAATAAAGGGGGGCAGATACATGGACGAAAACATTCTGATGCACGGCGATTGTCTTAAACTCATGAATGGCATCCCGGACGGCAGCGTGGACATGATCTTAAGCGATTTGCCCTACGGCACCACGCGGAACCAATGGGACAGCGTTATTCCATTTACGGCGCTTTGGCCTGAGTACTTGCGCGTGATCAAGGACAACGGCGCAATCGTGCTTTTCGCTCAGCCGCCTTTTGACAAGGCGCTGGCAATGAGCAACATGCGGTTTTTCCGGTATGAATGGATATGGGAAAAGACAAAGGCGACAGGGCATCTGAACAGCAAGAAAATGCCGCTGAAAGCGCACGAAAACATACTTGTTTTCTACAAGGCCGCTCCCACGTATAACCCGCAGGGATTGAGGCGGAAGGAACGGCCAACGATCCGGAAGGGCCGCGACAACGGCACCAACTACGGAAAGAGCGACAAGGACGCGCTTCAGGAATTCGAAAACTACCCGAAGGACATATTGCGCTTTGCATCCGAAGGAAAAACCGTACAC